GCTGTGTGTACTGCAACTTGGTCTGCGCCGTAGGATCGTTCTCTTGGTACAGGGCCTCGTTGCCAAGCAGCATGTTGCCGATGTCAGACTGCACGTCCTTAAACATCTGCTTGCTTGCATCCTGCGGATTAAGAATCAAGTCTTTCGCTACCTCTGGAGCGATCGCCTGAATCATCATCTCGGTGAGCTTGTTCCTGTTTAGAACTCCACCAGTGTCGAGTTGAGCAACCTTGGTAAGGAAATCAATCTTCTGTGCAATGTAGTCCTTATCCAAATCCATCACGTCAAACTTGACCGTAAGATCAAACTCGTTATGGATCTCAGACAGGCTTTGCGGTAACTGTCCGCCAGTGATGCGTTGTATCTCAGCGGGGGACATATACTGGCAGCACAGGCTGAACATCTGTCTAAAGATTGTCCGCCAAGTCAGCAGCCAAGTGTTGACCATCATCTGCTGAGACAACTGCGTCTTTCGAGGATCAACTTGTCCATTCAGTGTACCAAAGTAAGCTGCATGGCTTGCTTCGACGCGCTGAATCAAGTTAAACGCCACACCCGGCTCGCGGGCTGGTGGCTCCATGAACGAATAATCGCTTTGGTTTACAACTGGCAAAGATACTCCGGGGCCAATTCGGTTGATGGCTCCAATTCGTTTGACGACTTTGATGGGAGGAAGAGTCGCGAAGGCAGTATAATCCCGGATGGAATCGTGTTGAGCCTTAACTTCGTCCTGATCCGTGTGAGCAAGCTCAGGGACGCCACGAGTATCAATAATGGCACGGCGAATGCACTCACGACGGAACTCCACAAACGGATACTCTCCGTGCGCGTAATCGAGTCTTTCATGGATAGCATAAGAGATTTTCTCCTTAGGATGATCGACAGCTGCTTGCGGGCAGATGACAGTGTAGTAGATGCACGGAGCCTTGCCGTCCAAGCTCTTGGTGTAGCAGTACACGATCTCAATCATGTTCTGATAGTTGATGCCGTTGTACACCAGTAGCTCTGTGCTAGGCAGAATGTTTGTGTTGTACATCGTGCTGCTCTTGCCAGCCATTTGCACAGCCAACTCTACCCAGTCTGCGTTCCAGCCTTCTGTGGTAATCTTTTCGCGAATCTCCACTTCAGACATCCAAGTCCGGCGAAAAATTACACGCGCCCGTTGTAGGTCTGCTGTCTCAGGCGGAACAAGAACTTCATCCCAAGGCTTAAGAGCAATAATCTCAGGAAGGTTTTTGCTAACATATTCTTCATCTCTAGTCGTAGCTCCAGTTTCGGCCAATTCCTTGACCATTCGTTTTGCGTCGCTGGCTGTTAAATCTGGAATAGTCGCCTCAAGAATAGCCGCAGCTTCATCAGACTGCTGCATGATCAAGTCCGGCAACTGCATGAGCGTTGGACTTTGCGACTGTTGCGCCAAAGCCATGATCTCATTCATCGTCACTGGCTGCTCACGCTTGCTGATGTTTTGTCTCCAGCCTACAAAGAAAGCAGACCAGCCGTATTGAAAGGCGTATTGAGCGCCAAGTTCAGCTTCCCGGCGAAGCTCTAGCGGCATCTTGCTGTCGCGAATCCAATGAAGCAACGTAGTAGCAATGCCACTAATCGTCATGTCGTTCATGTCGATTCCGCTTGTGCGAATGGTAGCCCGCTCAAACGCAGTCACCATCAGCGCAGACAACTCGTTACAGGTAGAATCAATCAGTCGGTTGCGAACGTCGCTGGCACCCTCAAACGGCCATGCAGGATCACCTTCGTTGCGCAAGTTACTGTGCTTTTTCCCGTCTTCACTTTGCCCAGCCCACCGAGCAAAACGCACATCATCAAACTTCGTCGTCAGGTTACCCTGAGTTGAGTTAATCATTGCGCGATTGTACTCACTCAACAAATCCCCGACGTCAGGGATGGCTGTTGCAATAGCTAGAGGATCGGAAGAAGCTGAATACATAGACAATTAAATTAATAGGAACCGCATTGACCCATTTGTTTCATCTGCTTTTCCCATTGTTCTCCACCGTAGTGTTTGGGTTGCATGACCACAAGGTAGCCTAAAGCATCAATAGGATCTTTACTGGCACCTTTCTGACCATCAGCCCCAGTCCATTCCCTTAAACTATAAATAAGGTTTTGACAAGATTCATGTACCATTATTTTAGGATGATTAACGCCTTTTGCAATAGGTTGCTCACGATCATAACATAACATGTCGTTAATTAAAATAACACGCTCTTCTACCGGAACCGCAGCAGAAGCCAATAAGTGTAAAGGAACTGTAGCTTCAGTAAATAGGTCAACAATGGTGATTCCGCCTTCTTTTGTGATGGTTTCTGTTCCGGCGGTTCTAGGGTCAATGTAGCGTTCAGCGATCTCTTCGCGTTTGTCTCCCTGCGACTCCATGCCCCAGATAAGTTCACTATACTCGTTTACTCCTCTTCCAGCTCCGCTTCTTTGCGCAGGTCCGGGTCTTCCGTCTGGCTTGTCACTTGGCAAGGCCCATTCGCCATAACTTTGGTCGGGCCACTCGCGGTAGATCCACAAGATGTCATCTTCATCTACTCTTCCCCACAACATGAACCAATTTCTGGCTCCGGCAGGGTCCATAGCCATGTAGTTTGTGCCTTCAGGAACAAGTTGCATGACATCTTCTTTAAAGATGTTGATGTCCCCAAAGTACGGAAACTCTGTACCTGCGGTTTGATCTGCCCAGCCGTAAGCGCGGATCTTAAGTTCATGGGTACTCTTGCCGCGAAGCTCCTGCTTCATGCGCTCCCATGGGTTGTATGGGTTAAGTTTAGAGTGAAACCAGACGCAGGCGTGCCGTCCGTAGATGTTTTCAGCCGTGTAAGGCATGTGGCCTGCCGGAACACCTAGGACGTTGTTATTTGGCAAAAGCTCGCTTTCCTTCCACTTGGTAATCTTGGCGGAATTTACATAGTCTTTTACCGTCTGGGTGTAGCCTTGAACTGGAGTAAAAGTAACTACCAGCTTGCCGTTTCTAGTAATCAAACGATACCGGAGGGTATCCAGCCAGTCTTGAGGAACAAGTTCGTCACACCAGACATAATCAACTTCACCGCCCTCAACAACCTTAATGTCCTGCTTATAGTTTAGGAACCAAATCTGGTTCTTCATGTACACAGCAGTGTTTTCGCTAAAGCCGTTCTTTTGCGTGTAACTGATCTGAATGTTGTTATTTCTTTTAGTACTTTTAAGTTCTGCTGGAAGGTACTTGTAAAAGACCGTCTGCTGCATTGCGATGCTTGTCATGCTGCTAGTGTGCAGGCACCAGATGCGGACTCCTCGCTGCTTAATTTTATCGTGAATCCAAGGCGGTACATTGCCGGACAAGTCTGCTCCCACAAACGCCTGAGCCATCCGTTTAGCCGCCCACTCAGTCTTTCCTGCCCGGTTACCGCCAAGTCCCACAAGCTCATTAAAGCGATTTAAAAGCCCGTCAGCCTCCTTCCATGCCTCTAGTTCTGCCCCATACCTGTGAGGATCTTCAGCCTCTGCTCTAGCCCTATTTTCCCTGACAATAAACAGCTCCATTACCTTCTCAGGGCCAATGTTCTCGATCATCGTTGAACGCTGCTCTGCGGTAGGGCAGGGGAGGGTGGGATGGTCTGTCAGTTTGTAGCGTAAAATTTTCTCAATTAGTCTATCAGAATTTGTTGACATAGGGTGCAGTGTGGATATGTTTAACTCGCAGGTCAAAATAGATCTGCCGTGTAGCCACTGGATAGTCGCGTAAGGCGAGCCACTGGTGAAGGAGAGGTTCCCCTTGCATGAAAACCGGGGGGGATTAATAACTCGGGAGCTAGGAGCCCGATACTTCCAAGTAGTCCACGAAAGAAGACTAGCGTAGGTTGACTCGGGTACCCTCTGCGCGTGACTTGGTAAAAGCGAAACGAAAGGCGACGGTGACGGTGAGTCATCTTACTTTGAGTAGAGCTTAAGTAACTTACAGAAAGATTTTCTCTTTTTGTTATTCCATTTGGAGGGGTTACTTATGCTCACTCAGGTCTCTGGTTCTGGTGAGTTTCTTTGCTTTTACCTTTTACTTTAAAAATAAAAGATAGGCTAGAGCGAACACAGTGAGCGGACAGAAAGAAACCTGTAGGAAAGCTAATCCTAGCTTTGCGCTTTACCTAGAAATAAGGTAGTTCCCTTGCAGTTTATCTTTTGACCACGCTTCAAGATAGTTCCCTTGCTACCAACAAAGATGGTTTTGCCACTTTTAGTGCGGACATATCTTGAGTTTGGAAAGATGTTTTCGATCACTTCTTGGAAGATGGTATCATCTGATACCGTCATCTTTACCGGGACAACGTCAACTTGTACGACATCTTCAGCCAAACCTACCTTGGCCTCTAGGGAAGTAAGAAGATCTTCTCTGTAAACGCGCTTAAAAGACTTAAAGCACTTGCGGATGACATAATCTTGGCCTTCCTGCCAACTTGCCAACTTCTCGTCAAACTTGTCGCCGTAGACTTCTTTGACCTCTTTCTCACTTAACTTGAACTTTTGTGTCATCAACTTGGACTATACGCCCAGCGTTCATACGTCAAACAAAACAAGTAATCGTTAAGTACCATAAAAGCAGAAATCGACGCCCAGCTCCTTAACAAAAGAAGCCAGCCTAGTCATGCCAAGATTCACCTGCACACCCCTGCACAGGCTATCCAGACACGCTAGAGGGCAATAGCGCCCACGTCGTCAATCCTACCCGCGTACAGGCTAGCAACAGAGTAAAAGCAGTCAAGCGTGCGTGCCCTTTTGTAAAAATAAAATCTGGGTGGTTGGATGCGTCGCCTGTTTACGGCATAAAGAGAATTCAACCCCCTCCCCCCCTTCGCTTGCAAATTACTTTTGCAGCATGAAGGAAAAGGAGAGGGCCGAATCTGCTTATGTATTAAGTGCGGGGGATGTTATCGATGAAAAGCGGCTTTCTTTTGCGCGGGGGGCGTCCCAACGCATCCCTCATTCCTTTCCCGAGCTTGTCGCCCACAACCTCACACAGCGCAACCATGCCAACGAATAGGAACGGAGCGCAAATGCCCATCGATGCAATCAAGATGTGTTTCATGTTATCGCAACTCAGGATAGTTCGCACAGGTGTCGCAATAGAAGTCGAACCCATCCCGAAAGCTCACGCTCTGTTGCGAACAAACACAGCATTCAATGGGAGTCAGATCGAAGGATGTTGCATTGTGCTTGTTAGGCTTCCAACTCTTGAACCCGCCGAACCCGAACCCATAAGAAGGGGAGTCCAATCCGCTGTTTGATTGCCACACATCCGAGTTCCTCCAACTTCCTTGCGACTCATTCGCGAGAAGTAAATCCCCTTGGTTGCTTAGGAATGACATCTTGCCATACCCGAGCTTGGCAATGTCCCTTTCGATATCGGGAATAGAGATTCTCTTTAGCGTGCGGAAATAAGACTCGGAATCCGTCAAATCCTTCTCACATGGCATGGAGGCAAGTACGCCGTTGTGGGCTCCAATCCAATAGCGTTTATCCTTAACATTCGGGATGTTGAAAGGGTGAGCATTCGCAATTGAAATGCTCCCATGTGTTCCCCATCTCCAATGAAGGATTGCAGGAGTGTTGTCAGGAAGCCTCTCCACTTGTTTCCAAGCGGTTTTCTTGTCGAGCGTCTTGACGATATGCAGTTTCCCTCCTTTGGCATATGCAATGCCAAATCCATCAGAGTTAACGCACCATGCATTGTCAAATTCCTCTTTGGATGGCTTCCAGTTGCTATTTGCTTTTCTTGTTACTAGTAGACACATAATGATTCTTTTCTTTTAATTGTTTTTACTTTGTAAATTGTGAATTGATTGATTTGAGCATGATTCTCCCGAGCCCCTCTAAGTCGTGAGCTTTCTCATTCCCTTTTGCTAATCCTTCCAAGGCTTCAACGGCCAAGCAATAAGCTTGCACGCGCTTAAGGCTGAGGGAACCAGAAAACATCCTCCATTCGATCCTTCCCGAGCTTGAAAGGTTAAGAGCCGAGTATTTCCCTTGTGTTCCCCTTGCGAGATCCCTCAGTCGTCGCCGAGGTTGCATGCCACAGTAATTGTCAGAATAAGCTGCGTAAGATGTGCAATTCCTGCCACTCAACTCAATAAGCTCAAAACGCAGCCTTTCCACTAGGTAACAAAGTCTCATAAGCTCGTGATTGGTCCATCCCGCTTTATTCCTGTTGATGTGGCATCCCGCATATCTTCCCCGCCGCTTGTGTAGGTTCCAACTCAACCCGCCATTTTCTTTTGCATAAGCTTGAACGCGAGCAATATCATTTAAAATAGATTGTTTATCTTCATAAAGAGAAAAGATAACCTCAATCCCCTTTTCATTGCATAAAGAGCCATCCCTTTCAGTGATTATGTGATTATGCTTTAAATTGTTATCTTCTCGCAATGCTCTTACAAAGTCGCTTCTGTCATCCTGTGTTCCAAGCTCCATTTCCAGTTCGATTGACCAGAAAGGATGAAAAGCCATTCCTTGTGGAATGTGTTTCCTGCTTTGAGAATGATAAGAATGTATCTCCATCTCATCCTCAGATGGTGCGCAATTCTCGCAAAACAATTCCCCATCCCGTTCACAGGACTTATGCTCATCAAATGAGCCTCCGCAATTATAGCAAGTGAACGCATGAGACTCGGAACATGAGACGCACCATGTCATTCGAGAGCTATTCACTCTTACCCTTCCCATGTCGCAAGGGCGGTTCAATTCTTCGCACCTATCGCATTCATTGAGATCGCTTACATGGTACCATTCCCCATCGATTTCCCGAGCATGTTCGATGAGACAGTAATTCCCGTTTTCCAGCATCACGGTATCCTCTTCACGTTCCCAAAAAGAATCCGGCGCACACCATACTAGGCGGAACCTTTCCGCGATCTTACTCTTTTTAACTGAGGGGATTGTCCATCTGCTTATGTCGCCGAAACGTGTTGCATTAAGGACGTTTTGTGCCATCTCTTGGATTGTCATAACTTTCTTTCTTTCAATGTATTAGGTTTGTTTGCATTCCCACCGTCCGCACCACACCGAGCTTGCAAGGTAAGAAAAGAAAACAAGCAAAGCAACACAAAAAGAGCTTTCCCCTTAAATTATGCTCTTGGCATCATTCCTACATCATGCGCATCCCTACATCATTCCAGCCTGCACATACTGAAGAATATATTATTTTGAACGGTGCCTGGAGTCGTCGGTGTTTCAGCTCGACTGCAAACAATAGAGGCAGCCAGAGTCACGGCCAGAGTCGCAGCCAGAGTGACAGCCAGAGTCAGCTAATCTACAATTTCAAATTTCAAATTTCAAATCTGTAATTTCAAAAATCATTTCAACATGCTGCGCATCTCATCCCACTTGCCTGCCGCCTTCTCTTTCGTAAGGGGCACATGCACTTCCTCTATGCTTGCGCCAAACAAGGCCAGCGCACCTGCCATCTTGGTGGCATCAAGATCAAGATCCTCGTCAAAGAATCCATCCAGTTTAAGCTGCTCAAGTTGGCCAGCGATATGTTTAGCCTTCTTGATGTATTCATTGTACTCAACCCCCTGCTGTAGGGTGTGGCAATATATGAATTTCAAATTTGGTTTTTTCATTTCGGTTTTAAAGCCTGCTTGAACAAATCGTTAACTTCCGAATCTCCGTGCAGGTGAACGTGTTGATGCAACTGTTCAGGTGACTTGGCCTTCTCAAGCGCAATGTACTTGTCCAGTGCTATACCCATCGTCAGCACTGCATCCTTGCCGGACATCTCGTCAATAGTCTCTTGCACCCGGTTCATCGAGCTATCAATGAGGGTCTGCATCTTACCCTTCAAGTTGGCAGTAAAGTACGAATTTCGAAATTGAGAATCGTAATCCAAGAAGTATTGCCTGACCTCGTTGACCGTATTGTACGAGACACCCACCTTGTCAGCGATATACGGGCTACCATGGCCTTGACAGTACAGTTCCAGTATCTGCTTACGCTGATCTTCTGAAACGCCTGCAAACAGTCCCTTGCCGTTGATCTTCTCGATCTGCACGCCCATTACGTGGTCTTCAATCTTAACGTTGGCTAGGCCTGCCAACTGACGGGCACGAGTCTCGGCGGACTTATACTGCCGTTTCTTCTTCTTAGGCTTCTGGTCGCTCATATACAATTACCTCAATGTCTAGGTCTGCAAAGTTGAGTTTGATAGGCGCTGTATTCCCCATACAATCACCCACAAGCAAGCCTGAACCTACAAACTTGACTGTCCTGCCATTGTAAGTGATGCGGAACCCAGTGTCTTGATCTTTCCAGTGCCCTTCGTCATCCACAAAGATAATGTGATCCCTATCCAGCCGAATAGTATCAACAAGATCGCAATTAAGCCACTTATAAAGCGGATCAAGACTCTCGCCATCAAAGAGTACCGTTCTTGCTGTTTGGTTTCCTGCATCAAATAGCAGTGCTGTTTTGTCGTTTAATGCGATCATTTTTTCTTTTTAAGTATCTTTCTTTCGATTCAAGTTCGCCGCACTCGCGGCAGTATTTCTGAATGACTACGTTTCGAGTAAAGCCTTGCCCGCACTTGGCGCAAACTCCAGTAGTTTTTCTAACCTTGTTCTCTTTGCGCTCTGAGATCACCTCTGGAAACACAATTATGTTCCGTCTAAGCGCCTCTAACACGATGCGATTGCACTGCCTATAGAAGTCTTCTGTTAAGCCCTGCTGAGACATTGTTGGGAAATAGTTTCAATGATCCTTCTTGCCTTCTTGGTTGCCGATGCTTTTGAGTAACCAAACTTTATAATCTCTTCGATAAATGCTTCTTTACTAACCATTAAAAAGAAGGAAGTAACGTCTAGATCGTAGAAATCTAGATCAAGAATTGGATGCTTTTTCATTATTTTCCTTTCTGATTACGTTTCTCCAAGCTGCTTTAATCATGTTGCGCCGCTTGTTCTCTGGAGTTTCGATGATGCTGTTGTTCAGATTATCAACCCACTTCTCCAGATTGCGCTTCCTGTCTATCCTGTGCTCTGCCGCTGCCATGAAAATGTAGTTGCGGCGACAGGTTCGCTTGCTTCCAATTTTAATGTCCATCTTTTCGATGGCTTTATTCAGCGCCTTCGTCATCCCCTTTGGGGTGCCCTTTGCTGGCAGCATCTCAACCTGAGACGGCACGTTGTAGTGTCTTTTCTTTTTCATTTCTGTTTGATGTATTCTATGTTGTGTTTGTCTAGTAGCGCATACATGCGCTTGGCCTCGTCCTTCCACGAGTACTTTCTCTGTACTTCTGGCAGGTTAACAAGAACGCGCAGTTGGTTCATTGCCTTAAAGCCTACCCAAAGAACTGTCTTGTTTTCGAGTAAAGCAGAGTGCAATTCCTCGGGACTGCGGATCTCCAATTTCTCAATATACCGAGCCATCTTGAAATCCAGCGGAGCAATCCCGCTCAATTTCTCCATCCTGTACACCCATAGCTTCCGCCGCGATTTGAAAGCATTCATCAATTTGATTGTATAAGTTTGTTAAGTCTCCGTCGTTTACGATTGATTGATCCGCTACAATGTGAAGCAGTTCCGTTTCTGATGGATGATCCATGATTGGCAGGCTGCTGCGCACTATACGCAGTACAATCCCGCCATTAGCGCGGATAGCATCTACCTCATTTTGGAAACGGACATCGTCGATTACAAGATATTTCGCATCTTCTAAACGTTTTCCTAGTTTGGAAACCCAAATGTCTTTATGGTAACGCCTTCCAGCCATACCGATGTCTTGCAAGAGCTGCCTGCCCTTCTCATCCTTCTTGCCATCCCAGCCCATGATCAAGGCGATATCCTTTACCTCTGCGGCAAAAGAGAACCGCTTGTACACCCAGTAACGTTTGGAAAACCAAGTTGCAGCAGTTGTCTTGCCTGACCCGGCTATGCCCATAAAGGCTACAATTCTCGGCTTCTTCACTTCTGCACCTCCTTCACCATTTCGGTGGCGTCACCAGATTGGTCCCATTTGCCTAATGTGCGCAGAAACGCCTCTGCGCGTTGGCGGGCCGTAGCGTGAAAGCACAACCTAACACCGCGCCAGCTGCTCAGATTATTCATCTCTCCTACACTGCTAAAGAGCCTAGCCTCGTATTCGCCAATGCGCCAATTATTATTTTGCGTCAACACCTTCTCCGCCTCATGCATCGCGTTGAGGTCGTTTGCCCAATCCCATAACTCAGGGCAGGTGCAGTCAATTCCGTTGGCTGTCCACATGTAGACGCCGTCTTCCTTGCGCCACCCACAAGCCTCAGCAATCGCTGCGTTGATTTGTTCGTGGGTCATTTCTTCCTTCCTTTCAGCAGCTTCCCAATCGGAACACATGGCCCATGCTTTATCTCGCGCCGCAACTTCTCATTCTCTTCCAGAAGCTCAATGTTGCACTTAAGTGCAGCGATCATCATTTCCTTGATATGCTCAGAAAACGGAGCACTCTTAATTGTCTGCATAAAGTTCTCTGTGTGAGCAGCGGCTTTCTGCCAGTCGCTCTCCATCTGTTCAATGATGTAATCTGGTATCATTTCTTCCATTCCTTTCTAGCCTTCTCTTCCTGCTCCCGCTTTACCTTCTCGCAGGTGAAGCACACCCACTCGCCGAACAGATCAGCCTCTAGGACATCACTGCAATGCTGGCAGTAGTACTTGTCTGCCTTTGTGTCTGGATCTTCGAAGTCTGTATAGTCTTTCATGTTAGGCCTGCTCTGACTGAAAGGTTCTATAGATCTGGGAAAGCACTAGATCCGCATCCAAGAGTGCGGCGCGGTCACCGGGGTAGGAGGATAAGTCGTCCGGGGTGCGGTTACGCAAACGCTCCGCAAGCTGTGCAATACAATCATGCGACCTATCTACTAAATGCCTATACATGATCACCCTAGCCCTCATGTCTGCGATTGCCTTTCCTGCTACTTTAAGGCTCTCAACTCGTTCTTCTTGATGTAGTTCCATTTGTTTTTGTTTTGTTTGTAGTGTTTTCAACTGCTCCGTTAAGTTGTCTATAACCTGTGCGCTCATTTGGAAAGAGAAAAGAATTTTGCTAGCCTGCCCAAGAATCCCATCTTTGTGCTAACTCCACATGGGCCTGAGCGTTGAATAGGAATGCTAATCTCTCGCTCACCTGCGTCTTCGGTCAACTTGATGATGATCACTGCCGTAGCATCTTGCCCGATAGATCGACTTTCCCGAGCCCTGCCCTGCTCGTTAAGCTGAGTGATCGCAAAGATTACACAGCCCAGCTCTAGGCCCAATAGACGCAACCTGCGGCTAACCTCCGCAACCTCTCGCTCACGGGTAATGTCCTTGTGAGTAGTCAAGTCGCATCTTACAAGTTGGATGTAATCAACAAACAAGACCTTTAGGCCCTCTGGCGATTTTGCCATCGCTCGGGCTGCTGCCACAATGGACGCAATGTCGTGCAGGTCGTCACGGATCACCAGTGCCGCCTTGTTAAGCTTGTTCATCGCCTTGAACACGCCCTTCATCTCGCTCTCACTCTTCACTCCCTCTGCGAGTGCCCTCAATGGCACTTCCCCGATGTTTGCAACTAGCCGATCAATGATCTGCTGGCTGCTCATTTCCAGACTGACTATCATTATTCCTTTTTTCATATGTGTGTAGTTTATTTTCCAAGTTTGCGATTGTCTGCTTCAGGTCACGGATGTGCCTGAATAGTCCAGCTACGTCACCGCTTTCCGTTGCCGGGTCTTGCTGATGTTCCTGTTTTTTGTCCGTCATATTTGTGTATCTTAATTTCGCAGTTTATGATGTCTGTTGACTGATTCTGTGGCAGTAGAGACAACCTTTCCAAGTGCTGCTCCGCTTCTTCCTTCGCGCCCCGAAAGACTACGTCCTGTACGATCTTTGGCCTTGGCAACTTGATGTCGCCGATCACTGTAGTCTTCCGTATAACAACGTATTCTAGTCCCATTTCCTTGCCCCAATGGTTCTGATGGTTGGCAAGCCCGGCCATGTGTCCGTCTCAATGCAATGCTTTAGCCCTGCAACTGCCTCATCGAGCTTAAGATCCGCTTTGTAAAGCACTTCATCATCTGGCTTCACCCACTGTGCCAAGTGCGGCATCTCGGTATCCACAACCAAGAAGTAAAAATCAACTTGATCAAGTCCATGGATCTGCTTGAGCCCATAAGCGTACCAAGCTGCCTGACGATCGTACTTCAAAGAAAAGAACTTGGAGTCAAACCGCATGATGTCACTGGTCGTCTTTAGGTCAACAATGGCTGGCTTGCCTTTGATTTCAGTGATGAGATCTGGCCTGCCCTTACACTGCATCCCGCCGCGCTCCCAAAACATCGAGCCTTCGATGATCTTCTTTGCCGTAACCATGCCAAGCAGTGGCTTTGCAGCTTCAGTCGCGCCCTCAATGCGAGCAACCTCTTCAGCGTTCATCACAAACTTTCCTTGGTTGTCGTAACAAAAGGCTTCCCACTCGGCCTTTCCGGCGTTAGTGCGACGATTCACCTCTGGTGCCTGCACATAATCTACGCGTTCCTCTAGCAGGAGCGAGTGAATGCAGGTGCCAATCTCCATATCCCGGCTTGCCTTCCACTCCTGAGTTCCGCGCCACTTGTAGTACGCAGGACACACGCTGAAGCTATCAAGTTGATGTTTAGAAAGCCCTTCCAGCTTTCTGTACTGGCTCATCTCTAGGTCTAGTATCAGTTCGTTTTTCATTTTACTTTGTATGATTTGTTTACTTGCAATGCTCCGCATCCAATGACATGCCCGACGCTGTTGCGGATCAGCTTACTCGGTGACGCTAAGTCTCCTCGCTCTGGCAAGGCCTCTCGCACATGCGATGGCACGATGTAAATTACATTTCGTTTTGATTCAGGCAAGTTAGAAACTCCAGCATGTTCGGAAACCATCATTGGCACTCCTTCCATGATATCCACCTGCATGAGGTGTCCGTGACTGCGTGCTGCCATTCCTGAAGGCTCTACGTCTCCGTAGCCTGTGATGTGTATTGTGTGTGGTGTTAGGTTAATCAGTTTCATTGTTTATTATATTTGCTATTACGCTTAGTACCCAAGTGGTTTTGCCGCTCTTGGTCTCGCCGCCTACGACGATCAGGTCAGTCTCACGCATGGGTGTGAGATTGTCAATTTCAGGGAAGCCAGTCTTGATCAGTGTACTCCCATCATCGCCTACCTCGTAGCGGTTGGTTGCCTCCATTAATTGATCGCGAGTGTCCAGCACCTTTGGAGGAGCAATTTCATTTTGAACTCCTTCAGAAACTGCCACTAGCCCAGTAAGAAACTCATTCAAGTCTCCTCCTCGCACCTCAGTTTGAGCGTTGTGCAATACTATTTGCATGGTCCTACGCTTCGCTGCGGTGCGAGTTAGATCGATGAACTCTTGCGCAAGTGATAGAATCGGACAGGCTGTGTACAACTCGCTTAACTGATAAAACTCCAGATGAGTCTCCATTCTGACAATCTCGTAGATGACACGGATGTCGGTTGACTTGCCTTGAGCTGCCTGCTGCAAAGTTACTTCTGCAACTTTTTTAAGTTGGATATCAAAGATATCAGCAACATTAAATGCAGCCTCCGTAATCTTTAGAAGTGCTTCATCTGGGTTGTTGAGGATGATACTCACCAGCCCCTTCTCTGCCTCCTCTGCTCGGCAGAACTCTAGATCGAGTGATTGGTTACCAGCCTTGGGTTTGCGCATTTGTACTACTCAGTAAATTGTCTGCTTTTTGGTGAACGCGAACTGGCATCGCGGCTATCTTGCGAGCTTCCTCCTCGCGGAACTTGCGCCCCCGCTTAAGCCACCCCGAAAGATACTTGCCTGTGCCTGTCTCGGTTTTGATTTTGTGTGGGTTTGTGATGAGCCAATTCTGCGCTTCACGGTACTCCTCAAGTACGATTTGAAGGCCGTAAGTTGCGATATGGTTTTTCACAAGTTGAGCAGGAGGGTTGTACTTGCCGCCTTTGCAGGGAAACTCAAAATGAAACGCACCACCCTGCTCGGGTTCCCCCTTTTCCCCATCTTCCTTCCTTTCCCCCACACCCCCTATCCTACCATCTTCCCCCTTTTCCCCTTCCCCCTGCTTAAATCTTTCGAGAATTTCAGGGCAAGTATCCTCAATCATTGACTCCACCGAGGCGTACCGTTTTCCCGTAGGCTCAAGATCTTTGTTCGAAGGAAAAGTTGCTGAGGTTTTGTACTTCATTATTGCCCTATCAAGCTCCTTGGCGACAACTCTGGGATCGACAAGACTCCCGCCAAAAGTTTCAGCAAGCTTTTTTTGATAGGCGTCAACAAGATCCTGCGCAGACTGCACAGGCGTTGGCTCATCGAACATGCGGACCACCTCGTCCTGCGATTCTGCGGGCACTTCTGCTGGGGTTTCGGGTTCCGGCTGATAAGGTACAGCGGTCTCAATGGAAGCTGGCTTAGAATCGTCGATTGGAATATCGAGTTCGATCTTGGTGCCGCCTGCGGTTGTGATGCGAAGTTTAATCATTGGATTCTGCCTCCATGTCTGCCTTAACGAGTACGGCAATTTCAACCAGCTTCTCGCGGACATCTTCAAGTTTGTTGGACTTGATCGCGTTTCGAATGAGCTTCATCTCCGTGATCCCTTGCTCTTCGGCTCCTTGCAATACGCTGACGAACACACCGTAAGTCAGTGCCATAACCTCCATGAGCATCACATCTCCCTTTGGAGTTGCTAGCCCAATCCTGCCATCGTCGTGCCGGGTAATAAGCACCGCAGCCGCTACGTCATTTCCGATTTCTACTAAGTGTCTTTGTTTTTCCATTGTTTTTGTTTGTTAAGTTGCGCGTTGCCGCAGTCGCGCCCCTGCTAAAATATAAAGTATACTACGAAGAACTTTTTAGCCCATCCATGCCTTCACGAAGCAACTTAAAAAAAGTGTCAACATTCATTGTGACAAGCCAAGGTGTCCGATTCTTTTTATGTGCAACAATCCAAGGTTTTCCAGCACTATCTCGCGCAGCTTGCTCGGTAGCACCAGTTAAATTGAGCGACTCCACGCACTTGACTTCCATGTGAAGATTTAAGTCCTCACACAACACGTCAGGCGAATCTGTTCCACCTGCATACTGTTGGCCCCGACGGGCAGTGAAGCCCTCCTCGCGGAGGACATCACGCCACAGTCGTTCGCCCCTACACCCCTTCGCTCGGCTGTTGATCTTTTTTGGCATTCGCTTGATATTTAGCGATGTCGTCTGATTTAAACCTAAGAGTACGAGGGCCGTATCTGAAGTGAGGGAGTTTGTTTTCGCGAGCCATCTTAAGGACAACTTGCGTACTTAATCCTAATATGAGGCTTACCTCTGCTGTTTTGATTAAACGTTCCATATTTTACCAGCCCAATTCGTCTTCGTCGTCTTTCTTCACTGGAGCAGGAGCAACTTCTTTCTTGTCAGAAGTAGGGAACTGCCGGGCCATGCCCGCGCGTTCTGCGCTGATGTACAGCGAAGACGCAATAGCCTGAAGGTGATCTGGAGTGATCACCTCAACCTGCTTGGCAACCCACTGCGCTGCATTGATGGCCTCAACCATCAACTGGGCATTCTGGAAGATGAACGCCTTTGGAGCAACTGCTGGAGTATAAGGAGCAACTCCACTACCGCCGCTTGGCCCCGGAATCGGACTCTTGCTGCCTCCGCCTGCCTCAAGTTCAGCGTCATTGAAGATCTGGCCTGACTTGCCCAGCTTAAGTTCATTGCGCTTGTTGTAGTCGCTGTAGACTACATTCAGGCCATCAAGGCCTTTCTTGGTTGCTGTGGAGCGCACCGTGATGCGCTGTCCTCTGTAGTCGCTAAGGTCAACATCTGACCAAGCTGCCAACCGGGTTTCGCCTGTTTGATCGAATACAACAAGGTTGTATGGTGCCTTTGGAGTCTTGGGAGGATACACAGCCTTTACGCCAAGCACTAGTTCTGCAATTGCAGTGTTTGGAGCAAGCCCCTCGATATCTTTGATTTGTGTCATTGTACTTTGTTTTATTTCCGCCTTCACCATGAAGACGATGCCTCAAGCTACACGCTCAAGTTTGGCGTGCAACTGTTTTTTCTTTTATCTTCTATCAACAGAGTAATTATCTGCGTTTTGCAGACTTTGCCTGTTGTTGACGTGCAGCTTGTTTTTGCACTGAGTAAGCAATGGCGACTGCCTGCTTCTGCGGTTTACCTGCGCCAAGTTCCTGCCGGAGGTTGTGTGTGAAGGCTTTATCGGACGCTGACTTTACGAGTGGCATATTTATTGGATAGTTTAAGGGCTGACTCAAGGTTGTCTGTGACTCCAACAAGTCCAGCTCCAGTGTAATATACACGGTACTTCTTTGATGGAGTAAAGATGATTCTAGCTCCATTTGGTATGCGGGGATCTGAGATGGGCTGCATCTGCTCCACATTGGCAGCTTCTTCTTGGGCTCGCATTTCCCTAGCTTCGGAGCGCATGGCCTCCCTGTCGCGCATGGCCGTCTGCTCATCTGCTAATCTGTTCTGCTCCCTAAGTGCCTGTGCCTCCGTGCTTGCGACTTCAGCATCCCTAGCCTCTAGAAGGGATTTCATTTCCATTGCACGCTCAACTGTACGTTGTCTGCGAGCTGTTGCTTCAAGTATCTCGCCATCCCTCATGCGCTGGAAATTGCCAGCTAAGGCCGCATTTTGAGCAGCGTCATCTTGAGCCAAGAAGTCCTTAACATAGTCATCATAAGACTGATCCTGCTCTTTAAGAAGTTTCTCCATGGACTTAGATCGCTCCTTGCGGGCAAGATTCCGGTACTTCTCCATTGTCCTATCTGCTGCCTGCTCTTTCTTCTCCGCCTCAATGTAGTTGCGCTCGTTGTCATCGCGAATCATCTTCTGAATGCGATTGGTTGTGGCGTCATATTCTGCCTGACCTTTGCGCTTTGCGGCTTCAAGCTCCGCCTGCTGTGCGCGTTCCTGCCGCTGCTTTACCTTGGCGTCTTCTTCTTCCTTTCTTTTGACTGCCTTGGCTTGAGCTTCAAGCTCCGCATTCTTCTCGCGGTCAATTCGATCAAGTTCCTTTTGTTTCCTAGCCTTCTCTGCAAGGTGCCTTCTGACTTTACTTAGAGAGACTGTGCCGTTGTTGTTTAGCAACTTGAGGGTAATCGCTTCATCTTTTGACATTCCCTCGTAAGTTACCGGAGACTCTTCTTCTGCTGGCAACTCAACTTCCGGCGCTTTTTCCGTTTCAATAATCTCAGGCTTTCTCCCGCGCACAGCATCCGCTACAAATAGGGCGGCTTCTTCCCTTGCCTCGGTAGTTGATTTGCCCTGCCGCTGATTGAGGGTAACGAGAATCTTGTTCAGTTCTCCAATCTCAAGATGCCCATCCCGATAAAGGCGTGCTGCCTTGTCGGATAAAGCTCGAATGGAGTTTGTGGGATCTTTGAAAGCATTATCAGTGGATTCAATTGCATCCTTCTTGCGGCGCGGAGCCATCATGGCCTCCGTGTCCGGCTGCTCAGGGGGAGGGTTCTTGGTTACCTCTTTGTTCGTCCTGCTGTTGGCGAAGTCTTGCGCTTCCTCGACGCTATCATGGATGCTCTTGTTCTCGCCATCAAACAAGGTCACCTTGCCGTTTGGCTTTACGATGATGCGTTTGCCATTAACTGCGTCGGTAATAACTTGCGAGTCACCTAGCTTTTCGTTGATTGTGCGTCCGGGGCTAAAGTTGGCACGGACAAGATTGGTCACCTTGTATGGGTTGTAGCGGATTGCAAAGGGGGCATTATTGATTGCAAAGTCAGAAAGCCCAAGCACACGGTCAGCTCGAATCTGAAGCAATGACACAGAGTCACGCGCCATCTTGACGGCCTTCATAGCCTGAGCTTCAGTCCCACCAAGAGGAACAACTCGCTGGCGCACCCCTTTACCCTCAAGCCCCCTGTTCATTTCAGCGTGAGTGATGTCGCCCCTGCGATACTTTGTCACAACAGATGCTCCCGCGCTGCCAACCATATTGGAGTTGAATGTATGCAGATTTTCAAATTTACCTGCATCTTCTGCTGCAAATTTAGTTGAGCGATTTTGAATATTAAGCGCAGTACTGATTACGTCCCGCATGGTTTCTGAAAAGCCATTAAGTTCAGATGCCGGGATTGGATTCTCGCTGGAGTAGTTATCAAAATAGCGTTGCATGTACGGCAGGAACTCCTGCATTGAGTCGATGCCCTTTGTACGAAACTCTTCCCTGACTGCGCGCACTTTCTTGGAGGCACGCTTGGCGTAATCCCATACACGGGTTACATCTAAACCAGAAACAGTAAGGCCACCCTTTGGTGCCTGTTGATATGAAATAGGAAGGAAAGCGCGATTTCCGCGCCCGTAATACACAAGGCTCCTGTCTCCTTTGTGTCTGCCAATATCAGAAATGGCATCAAGCATAACAATCTGACCAGCCTGCATTGACCTGTTAATTTGCTTGTGAACTTTAGCCTGCTCTGCGGTAAGTCGACCTTTTTCTGCCTCGAAATCAAAGAAGGCTTCTGGCATATTTTGCGTAAAGATAAGCGTATCTTTTCCAGACTTCATGTTGGATATGTTTCCTTGAAACGCGCCATCATACTTGAGGCGATCAGTCACAAGAACAACATTGTCTACAGGAGAGTTGGTGTTTAACCATTCAGCCGCTTCTTTAAATGCAGCATTGTGGATCTTCTTTTTTTCGGCCTGCGTTGTTTGTCTTCCGTCAATCATGTCCTCGTAGGACACAAACGGTTTCTCTGAGCGAACATCAAAGTAGTAAGTGCCAGAGGTCGTGTTCTCGGCAGGGATCTCCTTGCGCCCCTCGGAAGCAGCCTCTAAGTATCTATCCACCATCCGCTCAAGAGTTGGGTTAATTACCCGCTTACCCTTCTCGTTAAAGAAATGCCCGGTGATAGGATCTTTTGTTGCGCCAAGCTTTGAGGCATCAAATGAAGATAAAAGGTTGCCCATGGTCTTGTCCCAAAGACTGTCCCAAAGGTTGCGGATATTGCCTTCCATCAAGTTTGGTACATTCACCCCAGCTAGCTTTGCTCTCGCGTAGTTTGCCCCGTATTCGTTGAGGATAGGAGCAAGGATGTCAGCCTTGATGTTTGGCATCATTTCTGGGTCGGTAGCCACACGCTGAATCAAAGAGCGAAACTCTGCCGCTTTTGCTTTTCCAGATTGCGTGCCGTTTTTCTCAAGAAGGTCAATGTACCTATCAGCAAACCCTTGAAGGTCGCCAACCATTTGCTCTCCTCTTGCTTTGCTTGTTGCAGACCTTCTTGGGGCAAATGCGGCATCTGTAGTAGCTGGAGCTGCCTCTGGGGCAGTTGCTTCCCTAAGCCCAAAGTTAATATTGCGCCCAATCTCATTAATAACTGAGTCGCTTACCATTCCATGGAATACCTCCTCAATAGCAGTGCCGGGACTTAACGCTAATGCGTCAAGAACAACTGTACTCCTGCCATCTGGCCCATTAAAGAACTGAAGGCCCTCTGCTCCTCCAATGCCAGCCGCTTCAAGGGTTGCCAATGTGTCCGCAGATCCATCATGGAAATACACAGAGTTGCCAGACCTCTCGTGAGCTTGAGTAAGCGACAAGATGAACCCCTTTTGCTCGGGAGTAAGATCTTCGCGGTTAAACAGGGCAACCCTACCATCTAGGTCGTTTATGGGAATTTGCTGGCCATTAACTTCGATTGCCGACTGTGGCTGTCTGCCCCGAATGTCGTTGTCAAAGTATTCAGCAAGTCTCCGCACCTTTGCGTCTTTAACTGCCCCCAGTGCCCCTACTGCTCCGAATGGAACTCCGGCTCCAGCTCCACTTGCAAAGCCTTCCATGAAGCCATGGATAGGATCCATGGCTTCATGGAAGGCTTTGCAAGTGGAGCTGGAG